GCGGTGCTGCTGATGAACCCGGCGACGTCGGGCCAATACACGAACGCCAACCTGAGCGGATCGCTCGTGATCTTTCAGGGTAGTTATCTGACGGGCATCTGACGGGCATCTGACGGCAGAGGAGATCCATGGCTGCACCGTATCCGCCGCAAGGGAATCAGACATCGCACACCGAACGCCCGCTGAAGATCTACAGCGAGCCGTATCTGAGTGGGCAGCCGCTGCCGGTGGGCGTGGTGATTGATCCGATGGGGCCGGGGAATCTGCCGATTTTCAGCGATGGGCAAGCGCGCGTCGCGGTGCCGGCCGGCTGGGTCGTCGTGCCGCTCGGCGCCTACGTGATCTCGAACCGCTACACGGGGCAGCCGGTCGAGGTGATCAGCGCGGAGGAATTCGCGGAAAGGTTTGGGCCGTCCGAATGATCAGCATCCTCTTTGCCGTCGTGATCGTCGGCGTGATCATCTATCTGGTCGAGAGCATGATTCCTTTACCGGCGCCGATTAAAGTTGTCGTGCGCGTCGTGGGCGTGCTGGTCATTGTGATCTTGTTGCTGCGGCTGCTGGGCGTGACGTTGCCCTAAGGGGAACCGATGTTTACCTATCCACTCACGCCGTATCGCGGCGACACGTTCCGGCGGCAGTTCACGTTCTTCGCGGATAACGATCACGCCGTGGCGAGTGATCTGACCGGCGTGGACGTGGCCGCCGAGATTCGCACGGCGCCGGGGGCGGCGGTCATTACGACGATCGGCCTGACCGTGACGCTACCGAACCTCATCGACCTCGAACTCACGCCCGCACAGACGGCGCTCCTGCCGCCCGCGTCCAGTTGGGACTTGCAGTTCACGTATCCGTCCGGCGATGTGATCACAGTCGTGCGGGGATCGGTGTCGGCGTCGGGGGATATTACCAACTCGGTGGCGATCGGGGGGATGCGATGAGTCACGACATTGCGAGTATCGCGGTGACGTTGCCGCCGCCCGTGCATGTCGCCGTGTCGAGCATGGGCGTGCAAGGGCCGCCGGGATCGGTGGGGCCGCCGGGGCCCGCCGGCCCGAAAGGGGATCCGGGGGCGCAAGGGCCGCAAGGGGCCACGGGCCCGCAGGGGCCGGCGGGCACGGCGGGGATCCATGCGGCGACGCATTATGTGGGCGGGGCGGACGCGCTCGCGGGCTCCTTAGCCGCCACCGATGTGCGGATCGGGGTGAACCCGGCGCAAAGCGGGGCCGTGCGGCTGGCGAGCGATGGCACGATCAAAGCCCGCACGGCGGACAACACCGCCGATCTCAACGTGATTAATGTGGACGGGGCGAACAATGTCTTTTTCGGGCACGCGACGGGCAGTATTGCGGTCTTGCGCGGCTCGTCTATTAACGTGCAAACGGAAAGCGCGATCGGCCCGATGCAGCTCACGAACGTGGGCTTTGTCATTCTGAGCGAGAAAAGCGATCCGGGGGCGCCCGCCGCGAATAACGCGAATCTCTGGCTGCAAGATAACGGCGCCGGGAAAACGCAATTGATGATTCGATTCGCCACGGGCGCGGCGATCGCGATTGCGACGCAGGCGTGACCGCTATTAGTAGGGGCGAAAGTGACAGGTCAGGTCACGCGGCGAAGGTCGGCGGATTCGCGACGGAATCCCGCCACGTCTGATAATCGGGCCTTCTGTTAACGAAATGGCGGCGGCGGTGGGCGGAGTCGAACCGCCCGTCTCGCCCTGGGCCGAGTTTCACGGCTGCGAGCACGCTCACGCCCGTGCAGCTGCACCGCACCGCCATGACGGAGTATAACGGGGCCTTCTGTTAACTACGATGCCAAGTCTCCCGTGGGCTGGATTCGCGCCATTACGGAAAGGGCGCATTCATGTCTACTGCCTGAAATGTCATCGGAAGTTCTCGAATGCGGAGCGGGGAAAATATGATCCGCCCCGCGCGACGCTCGTGCAAAGTTTTTGCGACCGGTGTGGGCAGGGCGGCAAGGATACACCGGAATACTTCTATACGGCACAAGGCAAGCCGATCTCGTGGGCGGAGATTGAAAAGACTATCGAGAGGGTGCAGCGAGATGAAGCGAAATCAGACAAGGTCTGATAATCCGTCCTTATGGTAACCAATCAGGATGACGTGATCGTCGTGGAGATCCCGATCGCGGGGTTGTCGGAGGGCGAGGCGGCGGCGCTGGCGGCGGCGGCGCGGGCCGTGTTTCCCTCGGCGTGTATCCGCCACGCGTGCGGGAGTCTCCGGAGTCAAGCCGACAGAGGTGTGACAACCGACCCGGGCGTAGCGGACCCGATCAGTATACCGCGAACCCCCCTTGACACCTAACGTCTTAGCGTCTTAGACTCCCTCCTGCGTGATGAGCACCGACAACCTCTCAGCCGAAGAAAAAATCCTGCGGGCGGCGGCGGCGATCTTCGGGCGGCGCGGCGGCAGCAAAACCTCGGCCGCGAAGAAGAAGTCCTCGCGCGAGAACGGCAAGAAGAACGTCGGGCGGCGGAAGCCGAAGGTCGAATAACACCACGGCTGGGGCTGTCTGTTCACAGCGCCCTCTCTGTGGTGAGTCTTATAATGGATGGCACGTTAACTACCGTGCTGTCAGTGACTTAGCGTGAGATAGCTATGCTACCAAATAAACAGATTCTTGTCGTGTGGACCCGGATCAACGGGGTGACCCGGATCGTGCGGCCGTGACATGGGCCGGCGCTTCGTGGATACCGTGTGGATTGCGAAGCGGATGCAGTTCAAGGACGATCGCATCAATCGCGCGCTCGCGAAGATTGCGGCGAAGGAGGTAGAGATGGCGGATCGACTGGCGCTCGCAACGACAACCCTGACGGCACCCGTCGTGACGGCCGATGAACTCGAGATCATTAAGGGCACGATCGCCCCGAACGCCACGGACGCCGAACTCAAGCTGTTCTTCTACGACTGCCAACGGCAAGGCGTTCACCCACTCGATCGCAAGATCCACTTTACGAAGCGCGGAAATAAATACAGCCCGATCACGTCGATTGATTTCCTGCGCGAACGCGCGGTGGATTCTGGCGAGTATGCCGGCAACGACGATCCCGTGTTCGCCGGCACGCCGAAGAGCGCGACGTTTACCGCCAGCGTCACCGTGTATCGGATCGTCCAGGGCGCGCGGTATCCGTTCACGGCGACAGCACGGTGGTCCGAATACCTACCGGACCAGGCGTTTATGTGGAACAAGATGCCGCACACGATGCTGGGCAAGTGTGCCGAAGCCCTCGCACTGCGCAAGGGCTTTCCGAAGCAACTCGCCGGCTTGTATGTCGGCGAGGAAATGCAGCAAGCCGAGAACACCGCGCCGAAGTTCTCGAAGAGCCTGACGCCTTCGCCGGGGCCGGCCGTGACTGACGCGGTGGTCACCGATCCGGGGCTGGGAGTCCCTGCGGCCCCGGCGAATCTGAATCAAGACGTGCCCGATGCGTGGAAGCCCTTCACGCTGCCTCAGGTTGACGCAGGACGCGCGCAGGGACGCGTGGTCAGTGTCGAGCATGGCACGCCCACGAAGAGCAAGGCGGGCAAGGTCTACATCAAAACCTCCGTCACGCTCGACACCGGCGAAGTGCTGACGACCTTGGACCGTGACCTTGCGGCGAAGTGCAGCCTGTATCAGGTCAATCAATGGCTCGCCGATTTCACCGTGAAAGACACGCGCTGGGGGAAAGACATTCTCACCGTGCAGCAAGTGCCAGAGAACAGCGATGCGGCGTTTTGAAGCCGAGACGCGCGTCATGCAGAAGCCGGCGGACTTCGACGGCTGGCTCTGGGAGTGTGGCCTGATGGCCGACACGGAAGGCGCGTGGGCGCTCATCGGCATGTGGTGGGGGTCACCCGTCGAGTGTTGCCGCTACTTGCTGACGATTCCCGGCATGTGGGAGGGGTTGCTCGCGCGCGGGCGTTATCGGGATCGCGTGCGGTTCGAACTCGGGTGTCGCGTGGGGCAGCGGGCATGAGTCAAACCCCGGCAACCCTACGAGAGATCACGGGCTATATCCGCGATGACCAATGGCCGAGTGGACTGAAATCAGCGGCCGATGTCGCAGCGGTCACCGGCCTGCAAATCACCCGCGTCCTGGAACTCGCCGATGCGCACCTGGTGCCGCATTGGCGGATTGACGGCGGTGCCCCGTTATTCAATCTACGAGAAGTGAAGGAATGGCTCGCCCGCACACATATTTTGACCCGCTATGAGGGGAAACCGGTGCCACTGTCCTTTGTCGTGGCAACAGAAGTGCCCGCCATGGCCACGGAGGTTCCGCTGCCGTTACGCCCGATGGTGAAGCACTTACAGTTTCTGCCGATTGCTGGGCAACGGGCCGGCGTCTATTTTCTCTGCATTGAGGACCGCGTGATCTATGTGGGGCAGAGCGTGTGCCCAGCCGCACGCGTGGCCTCACATGTCGCACAAGGCAAAGTCTTTGATCGGGCGTTTGTCTATCCCTGTTTACCTGAACACATGAACATGCTGGAAGGCGCCTTAATTAAGGCGCTCACGCCTGAACTCAACGGAAATGGTGGTCCGATGACGGATGCCGATTTCCTCAAGGAAGCGTATCCAGCGGTGTCGGAATGGATTGAGATGCGGGTGCCTGATACGCCCGCGTATGGTTCCGTGCTTCCTGCCGAAAAGCCGGATGTAACACAGAACGACAACCTGGGAAGTCTCACGCAGTCAACCGGCCAGCCTGACTTGGAATAACCGGTCACTGTGGACGCTGTAATGCGCTGATGCTGGAGACACGGGCGGCACAGGCAACGAAGGGGGCAGCGTCGAAACAAGGGTTCGTGCCGGGTGCAGACAAGGTGAGGCTGGCTGCACCGACTACCGAAGACTCTCAGGGGTCAGGAAGGCCCGTGATCTATGCAGCAGCGCGATCGGTGGTCTGACCTAAATAATCCGTATCGGGATCGCGACGAGAATTTACGGCGGTTGGGCTTTCGCGACTATCTTCACTATCTGCGGAGTCCGCTGTGGGTCGTGATTCGGCAGCAGGTGTTGGACCGGGATCACGCGGAGTGCGCCCGCTGCGGGAAGACGGCGACACAGGTGCATCACCGTGCGTATGACACGAAGACGTTGACGGGCGAGTGTCTCCATGCGCTGTCCTCGCTGTGCCGGAAGTGTCATCAGCGGATTGAACAGCCACGCAATAGGCGGCGGCCGCGCTGGGATCGACTACATGATTCCAGTGCGGCCGTCTTGAAGAAGTATCAGCGGCGACAACATCGCGTGTTATATGAGCCGCCTGTGTGGGAAGCCAATGCGCCGCGACTCGTGAAGAAGGACGCATGAGCGAGAAACCAGACCCGCCGCGCTGCCCGCGCTGCGGCTGTTATCAGTTCGTCTACAAGGGCGATCGGCAAGTGTGCGCGGATTGTGGGAAGGAATAGATGCGCCTGAGTCTCTGTCTGCTCGTCTGTCTGGCCGGCTGTGACATCGACAGCTATCCGGCCGCCAGTCCCACGGCCCCCACGGCCACGCCGATCAGCATCACGATCAGCAACGTCAACACGAACACGGCGAGCACCGATAAAACAGACACGGAGCCGGAGAGCCCATCGCCGGCCCCGTCAGGTGGGGGGAGTGTGGTGGCACTGCCCCTGCCCCCCTACGGGGAAGCCGTCACCCGTGAGTATGCCGCCGCGAACCCCCAGCAAGTCACGCACAGCTGCCAGCTCGTGGACGGGGAGGCGGCCTGGGCCTTCCTCGACGGGTTGTTGCGCGTCCTGAGCCAACGTGACGCGCGCTGGGGGTATTTGTGTAAGGACGCGAACTGCACGCAGCAAGCCCGAGACGTGGTCGCCTATCGGGCGAGTAGTGGCGACACCGGCATCTGGATCGTGGACGTGCTCGGGAACCACTGTCCGGGTCCGGGTGACAGCCCCACGATGGTGCGCTGGGGCGTCCTCCCATTTGAGACAACGCGGCGCTGGGTTGGGCATCGATGAGTGACCGGGCCGTCTGGACGCAATGGCTCAAGACGCATCCGAACCCACGGACGACCGTGAACACGCGCCCGAGCACGAACAAATATCAGGCCCACAGTGTGCGCGTCGATGGGATCCTGTTCGACAGTCAGCGCGAAGCCGCCCGCTATGGGGAACTGAAGCTGCTCTTGCAAGCTGGCCATATTGCGGACTTGGAGATCCATCCGGGCTTCCCCCTCATCGTGAGCGAAGAAGGCGGCCCTCCCTTCGTGTTCCATACCGTGGGCATGTTCCATGCGGACTTCAAATACAAGGACTGCCGCACCTATGCATGGGTTATCGAGGACGTGAAGAGTCCGCCCACGAAGACCGAAGCCTACAAACTGCGGAAGCGCATCGTGGAAGCGCGCTACAAGATCACCATCGTGGAGGTGGCCTGATGCCGAAGGCGAAGGGGCCGATCGTGACGCGCTGGTGTCTTGAAGTCGATGATGCCGGCCAGCTCTATGTCGGTGGCGATGTCACGTTATCGCTCGCGTATGACGAATGGGTGATCCGTGGGAAGGATGCACTGCTGGTGCAGTATCTCGAACTCTGTAAAGGGAAACCGCCCATGAAGGCAGAGTAAATGCGCTGCCCCTACTGCGGCGAGGATCGGCTGATCGAGCGCACGACCTCGGGTTGGTGGTATTGCAATGTCTGCGGCAAGGTCTGCGGCAAGGTCTGGCGCTGATGCAGTTCTGCGCCTTCCCCCAGTGCGGCGTGCTCGTGCCGAAGGGGCGCTGCCCTACCCATGCCCGCACGAAGGAACAGACACGCCCGAACCGGGACGTGCGGCGCTGGTATTACCGTGAACGCTGGAAGCGGGAACGGGAACGGATCCTCGTGGAATGTGGATATACCTGCGCACACTGTGGGGTGATCACACCCTCACTCGATGTCGACCACATGGTGAAACATGGTGGGAATGCCGATCTGTTCTGGAATCGTTCGAACCTCCAGGCGCTCTGCACGGACTGTCATCACCGCAAGACCGGGATGGGACGGTGACGATCGGTATGGGGGGGACGGCCAAATGTCTGTAAGTCGTTGTGCCCCAAACCACTCGGGCCACTCGTGCGGCCAATGCCCGGGACACTAATGCCCGAACCGGTCGACATCGCGACGATACGGACCCGGCGTGGGGGCTGGAACCGGAACCAACCCACGCGGGACAACGGGCCGCAGCAGGGGCCGTTGCCCGCGCGCGATCCGATCGCGTTCATTAACAGCCTGACGCATACCAAAGGCGTGTTTGGGGGGCAACCCTTTGCCCTTCGGCCGTGGCAGGTCCGCATTCTGAAGCAGTTATTCAAGAAACGGCGCGATGGGTTGCGGCAATACCGCACGTGCCTGCTGATGCTGCCGCGCAAGAACGGGAAGAGCGAGCTCGCGGCGGCGATCGCGGTGTATGGGCTTTTGGCGGACGGGGAAGTCGGGGCGGAGGTGTATTCGGCCGGGGCCGATCGGGATCAGGCGTCGCTCGTGTTTGGTGTGGCGGCGCAGATGATCCGGAACGATGCAACGCTCAGTCAGGCGTGTTACATCGTCGATTCGCAGAAGAAGATCGTGCATCAGCAGAGCGCGAGCTTCTACCGCGCGATTAGTGCGGAGGCCTACAGCAAGCACGGGTTCAATGCGTCGATGGTGATCTATGACGAGCTGCACGCGGCGCCCGATCGGCGGCTGTATGACGTGCTGTCGACGTCGATGGGCGCGCGGGCGCAGCCGTTGCTGCTGGTGATCTCCACGGCGGGCTTCGACAAGCACTCGATTCTGTGGGAGCTCTATTCGCACGCGAAAAAGGTGCAAGAGAACCCCGCCTTAGATCCCACGTTCCTCCCGCTGCTCTATGAGGCGCCCCCGGAGGCCGATTGGACGTCGGAGCGGGTCTGGAAGCGGTGCAACCCGGCGCTCGGCGACTTCCGGTCAATTGAGGAAATGCGGATTACGTGTGCGCGGGCGAAGGCGATTCCCGCGCAAGAAAACAATTTTCGCCGATTATTCCTCAACCAGTGGACAGAACAGGACACGCGCTGGCTGTCGCTCGCGGACTGGGACGGCTGCACGCGGGCGATTGACTGGGACACGTTCAAGGGGCGCCGCTGTTATGTGGGGCTCGACCTGAGCCGCACGACGGACCTGACGGCCGTGGTGACGCTCTTTCCCGATGACACGGGCTCGGGCTTTACCGTCCTGCCGCACTTCTTCGTGCCGGCGGGCCGGATCCCCGAGCGGGTGATTCGCGATCGGGTGCCCTACGATGAATGGGCGCGGCGCGGGTTCCTGACGGCGTGTCCCGGCATGGACATTAACCAGCAGCTGGTGCGCGCGTATGTCAACACCCTCTGCGAGCGGTTCGATGTGCGCCTCATCGCCTACGACCCGTATAACGCCGTCGAGCTCATCCGGCAGCTCGAGCAGGACGATGCGCGGCCGTGCGTCAAGGTGCGGCAGACGAAGGGCGAATTGTCGTCGCCCTCGAAGGCGCTCGAATCGGCGATCCTCATGGGGCTGCTCCATCACGATGGGCATCCGGTGCTGCGCTGGAATATCAGCAACGTGGCCGTCGAGAGTGACGCGGCGGGGAATATCCAGCCCAGTAAAGCGGCCTCGACGGAACGGATTGACGGCGTCTCGGCGCTCGTGACGGCCCTTGATGCGATGCACCGGGATGGGCAGCAGGCGCCCAGTTACACGCTGAGTGTGGTCGGATGAAACCGTATTACGAGCACGCCGGGGCGCGACGGCGGAAGCGACGGGCCACGAAGATCGCAAAGGAAAAATGACATGGATCGTTGGGAACCCGTGCCCGTGCCACAAGGCGACGGACGGCACGACATCGGCGATGACGTTCGGGCCGCTATCGTCCAGCGGCTCATTGACGACTGGAGCCGCGACCCTGACCTGACGCCGGAGAAGGTGCGCCAACTGGCGATGTGGGCAGCGGCGTCCGTGCGGGCCTTG